TCTCCAGGTTGCTTCTACGTTTGTGGCTGCTGCGGATATCCACTTGAACTCAGGGTCTAGAAGATGCGCCACAGCAGTGCTCCGATAGTGGACTCCGATCCTACAAGCAAATCGACTGCTGTTGTGCCAAGCATGACGCCGAGCGTTCCGAAAACTGCGTAAGCCAAAACCGTTCTCATGCTTTCCTCCAGATGTTGAACTCTTTCAGGAACACATAACGCATTACGTTATGAGCGACCTGTTTTGCGTCTTTGCCTGCCAGCACAGCAACGGTGACTTGCTTGGCAAGGTCGCACCACTCATCACTGCAAGCTGCAACTTCATCCCAGACCCGCCAGATTTCTTCCGGTGATTCGCTGGCAAGCCAATCGTCTACCTCTTTGGCTTGTTGTTCCTGCTCCCACTCCCAGCGATAGTGCTGCTCCCAGGCCGCTTGTTCCGGTTCCTCGAACATGGTGTCGTAGGTTCTCATTTCGTCTCCAGATGGGCTTTGGCAATCACGATGTCGGCATAGTTGCGATTGACTGCTTTCAACTCTCGCTTGACCGCTGACCACACTGCTTTGTCTGCTTGCCAGTCTCCGGTTTCGACGTTGCAGAGTTGGTAGAGCACGCGCATAAGGTCTACGATCCGCGCTTCGTTTTTCTGTGCTTCTGCTTCCCAGGGTTCCACTTTTGCCTCGGTTGTTGTGTTGCAGTGGTTGACACTATATGTCATCTCTTTGGCATTGTGTTGAAAAATATTTTTATCGTTCTTGCGATACCTATAGGCAATGCCTAACACCTATGTATTGCGTATGTCGCTACAATGTCATAGCATAGCAACTTTACGGGGGTGACATGACGCAGGAACAGGCAATCGCGCTAGCAGCAGCAATCATCGGCGGCAAGGGCAAGCTGTGCAGCTTGTTGGGACTCAAGCGGCAGGCTATCCATAACTGGAGGCGAGCCGGTCGGATCCCTCTCAATCGTGCTGTTGAAATCGAGCGACTGACAGGGGGTCGAGTGACGTTGGCAATGCTAAGGCCCGACTATGACACTAACCGCTAGGTCAAAGGCTATATACGTCTCGCAAGGCTATCAGGTTGCTCTAGTCGAGCATTACAACTCGTTCACCAAGCGCAAGCACGACCTCTGGGGCTGTATTGATCTGCTGGCAATAGGTCATGGCGAGACAATAGCGATCCAAGTTACAAGCAAGTCAAACCTTTCTGCTCGCAAGCACAAGATCGAAGAAGCAGAGGCTTACCCTGAGATGATTCGTTCAGGGTGGCGGGTGGTGCTACATGGGTGGTTCAAGGAAGGCAACAGGTGGCAACTGAAAGAGGTTGAACTGTGATCTACACGCTAGCCAACGAAACTGCCAGAAAACGCGCACTGGAAGCCGTGCAACGCGCTAAAGCTGGGTGGGTGGTATCTATCCAGCCACCCAACCGAACAAGCGCTCAGAACTCGTTCTATTGGGCCACGCTAACAGCGATCAGCGAGCAGATCAGGCCGCAGGGTAAGGAGCACTCGCCCGATATTTGGCACAGCTACTTCAAGGCTCGCTATCTACCTGGGAGGGTTGTAGAGCTTCCGAACGGTCAGATTGTCGAGCAGGAGCCGACGACTACAGGGCTTACAAAGGGTCAGTTTTCAGACTACGTTGAGAAGGTGTTTGCATGGGCGACGAATCACGGGTTGACGATGACGGACGAGATGTCTGTTTTGCGTGTGGACGCCGACACGACAACGCACGACTCATCAGCCTCCCTACTGGCACCGTAGGTCTACAGTCGAGAGAGTACGCGCTCTATTGCGAGGCTCAGACGGTTTTACGCTGGCCTCTTAGGAAACGCAGGGAGCATCTGGAGCAGGTAGAGAAGGCCAGAGGGATGCCAGCTAGACGGGAGTTAGAGGAGGAGATGAAGCGATGTTTCGCAGCAAAGCGTGGTTGAAGGCGGTCGCCTCTCTATCTTGTCAGCGATGCGGTCTAGACGGTCAGACACAAGCCGCACATGCGAACTGGGGTGCATACGGAAAGGGGATGGGGATGAAAGCGCACGATTGCTTCGTTGCAGCACTCTGTCAGCACTGCCATTTTGCCATCGACCAGGGGGCGAAGATGTCAGGAGAGGAGCGTAGAGAAGCGTGGGAGGATGCGTTCAGAAAAACTTTAGTGCAGTTGGTTCAGAGTGGTCTTATCAAAGCGAGGTAAACATGAAGAAAGTAGCAGTAGGTCTGTTGTTCTCACTTGTTGCGAGTGTTGCTTACGCTGCTTGCAGCACGCACACATACACAATCAACGGCAGGATGGTGACTTGCACTACCTGTTGTTTCGGGGGGAATTGCAATACCAATTGTTTCTAGCAGGGTTGCCTGTAAGGTTGGTGTAAGGCTTTACAGGCAAACTTTGTTTTCGTATGATCGTTCTGCGCCGTGAGAAGCGCATAGCAGGTCAGCGGAACAGTCTTTATCGGGCTGGTCTATCTGACCGTTTCTAACCCGTCCTGGGTGCGACCTGCCGGAATTCTCACCGGATAGGCCAGCACCGATGGAGATTGTTCGTGCATTACTACCATCACCACATCGGTGATTTCGTCAAGGCGACCGCTAGGCTGACAGATGCTCAGTCGATGGCGTACCTGCGCCTGATCTGGATGTACTACGACCGTGAGCGCCCACTTCCAGACGACATAGAAGCCCTCGCTTTCCAGCTTGGGACTGACGAAAAAACCGTTCACCTTATCCTTGTATCGTTCTTCAGGCTCGAAGATGGGCGCTGGCACCACACCCGCTGCGACGCTGAAATCAAGGAGTACAAGGAGCTAATCAACAAAAGAAGCAAGGCTGGCAAAGCATCTGCTGAACACAGGACCAACACAAGTTCAACACCTGTTGAACAAGTGTCGAACACACAGCCAACAGATGTTCAACTAACCAATAACCAAGAACCAGTAACCAGTAACCATATAAAAGAAAAGCAACCGCGCTCAACGCGCTTTGATCTTCAGGAGATGCCGGACGAGTGGGAGCAATGGTGTCGCAAGAAGCGTCCAGAGCTAAACCCGCGTGAGACGTTCGATGCGTTCCGCGACTATTGGATCGCGCAGCCTGGAAGCAAGGGGTTGAAGGCCGATTGGCTGGCGACGTGGCGCAACTGGGTTCGCAACACTAGGGTTTCCACCAATACACAGCAAGCTAAAAATGACCGAAAGTCTGAACTGATTTACGGGACTGGGAGCGGTCAAGATGACTTTATCGACATGGAGTATGCCAATGCCATCCCGCTTTCCATACGCTGAACGCATGATGCTTCACTTTTCGGTGATGTACGGAAACCAGAAGGTGAAAGCGATGTACATGGAGGACGACAACGGCATCATGGCTGCGAACGAAGCGTGGGAGACGTTTCTCCGCAAGACAAAGCCTGAAGTTATCCGCAAGGTTATCGACAACCTGCCGAGCCTTGGGCGCGATTGGCCTCCCAGTTTGTCGGAGTTTATGGGGATGTGCCGCGACTTTGATCGTGTCGAGCAGCGTCAAACCGTGTCGTTGCCAGCGCCGAAGCACGTCACCGAGGAAGGCAAAGCGATTCTTAAACAGATGAAAGAGATGCTAGAGAGCAAAAAAGTGAGGTTGTGATGTCTGCTTGCACGAGTTGTGGGGGATGGAACTCGAAGGTCAAAGAAAGTCGGAAAGACACTAGGTTCGGATACAAATGGCGGCTGCGGGATTGTTCCGATTGTGGGCACCGCTGGAGCACATACGAGGTTCCTGTTGACTTGCTAGAGGTCGATGGTGGCAACGAAAACGGGAAGCTGGAGCGATGAAACCGGATGCAGGTTTCGTCGCAGAACAGGCAAACAGGATGAAGGAAATCATTCAGAACAGAGCAGCACTCAACAGGGATGACCTGGAATACGTTGTCGAGCGTGTTGCAAAGCTGAAAGACGAGCGATTGCAACAATGTGTTGCCGAGCTAATCGGTTGGGGAGACGACGAGCGTGCAGAGTTGGAGACGTTTATCGCTGTTGCAATCGAGGTAATGAAGCGAACCAACGTATCGAAACTACGCGAATGTGCTCGGATCGTTGAGTTGAGATTCCTGGCGGGAGAGTTGAGTTGAGTCCGTCTGAGATTGTTGATGAGCTAGAGGATGACTTGCGAGTCATTGCGATCAACCTCAGTCACCAAGCAGGTTTGTCTGACTGTAGGAGGAAAGTATTCCTGCGGCACGTCAACAAGTATGTGCAAGACCTGAGTATCGTGTTTGCACAAGACGAGTGTAAGTGTCGGAAGTGGATTATTAGGGATAAGTGGCGTGGATCACCTAGCCATGCAAAACGGATCGAGATTTTACGAATTAACCTGGGAGCTAAATAAGATGAACCGAGACGACATTATCCGCATGGCGCGGGAGGCTGGACTGTTGCGAAGTGGAGATGGATGGACAGAGCCTCACCGCTGGGGAATTACCGAAATTGAACGCTTCGCCGCCCTTGTCGCCGCAGCCGAACTCAATCGATGTGTGCTGATCCTAGAGCGCCTGCACGAGCGATCTGGAGGGCAGTACAACTACTACTTGCACGCAGCCAAAGTGCTGAAGGGGGAGGTATGACCGAAGCCTTCTTCATCGGCTACGCAGTCGGAATCATCATCGGCTATGTGATCTGGGCACCGGAGACGCGGTTCAAGCGGAACTTTGTTAATGGTCTGACGTTGCGGTTTTTGTGGAGGCGGAGATGAGCATCGAGGTAATGCGACAGGCGCTGGAAGTGCTGGAGCAAATCAACCAACTTAGCATCGGAGAGAACGCTATCGCTCTGCCGGGTGAGATTGATGCAGCGATGGACAATCTCCGCGCTGCCATCGAGCAGGGTGAGAAGCCGGTGGCGTGGGTTTGCGAAGGAATTTCGTCCGACGAAAAACACAGCATCGACTATCAGCAAGAGGATATTGATGCACTGCCTGTTGGCACGATGCTCTACACCACCCCACCCGCAGCACCGCGCCAATGGGTCGGGCTGACGGATCAGGAGATCGAGGACGATTGGGAGAGGGTGACAGGACACAGCATACTTGGAGGCAACCGTAGCGACGGGCGCACCATGTTTTTGTCGCCAGATGAGGTGGTTCATTACACACAATCTATCGAAGCAAAGCTAAAGGAGAAGAATGCGTAAAGACACCTGTTCTAAATGCGGTGGGCTGGAAGGCTACACCGAAACAATCAAAGACAACCACGTTGCGGAGGTTCATTTTTGTCATGACTGCGGAAAAGCATGGTTTAGGCACTACAGAGGATCGGCTTGTGAACTGGGCTGGCTGGATCAACAAGCTGGAGCCAGTGGACAGGATGGATGCGAAACTGATCGACCAGACGATTAGAACGCTACCGGAGGAAGTCCGACAGGCTGTCAAAGCTGTTTACGTTCAATGGCCGAAGCAGAGCATCTATTTCGTATCTGCCGAGCTTGCCATGCCTCCGACCTGGATCAACCGCGCAATCACACGGGCGAAAGATGCGATCAGCAGAGCCTGAAATACGACTACTATCCGCTGTTGTAAGTCTGGCTGTGCGTGACACAATGCACACTCCAATTGGTAAGAAAGACTTACAGCTACAGCCGGAATCTGCATCAGCGTTCGACTTCTTGTTAACAGACACATCAGACGGATACTTTGACCTGCTGAACATTGACCCTGGTCACTACCGTAGAAAACTGATTGAGGTGATGAATGACACCAGTAATTCCAATGTCCCGTTCAAAGCAATCGACCGTAGAACATTCCGAATCAACCACAAACTCTGGAAAAGACAATATGATCGACTGGGTGGAAGGGTATCTAGAGATGCAGAGGATGATGAAGCAGATGCACGATGCGATGCTGAAGAAGCGAACGACAGAAGCGCTTGAACTGTGCGTCCAAATCGCTGCAACCGCTCGCCTAACCGCATACAAGATCAAACTAGATGATTCCGAAAATACTGCACTTCATCTGGGTCGGTGACGAAACCAAAGCGCCACTGCAAACCATCCAAAAGTGGAAGAACCTCAACCCTGACTTTGAAGTAAACCTGTGGGGCAACTCCGACCTATCGAAAGGTTGGAGGCTTGCCAAGCACATGAAGCACTTCTGGAAAACAGAGCTTTGTGGCGTTGCAGACTGTATGCGCTGGGAGATACTCTACGAACACGGCGGAATCGCGCTAGACGCTGATTCTGAGCCTTCTAGGGCCATTCCTGAGTGGATGTTAGAGCCGGATGTGTGGTGTTCGTGGGAGTCGGAGCTTCTTAGACCTGGGTTGCTGTCCAACGGCGCAGTAGGTGCAATTCCTGGGCATCCGTTCATCGGTCAGATAGTGGATGACCTGATGCACGACGAACCTGGAGAACTGATGGCATGGCAGTTCTGTGGTCCGACACGGTTAACGAGTACCTGGGTGAACAACCAGTACCGCGACCTTACAATCTGGCCCAGTCACTTCTTTCTGCCGGATCACTTTGCTGGCCTCCCGTATTCCGGGGAGATGGTGTTTGCTCGGCAGGAGTGGAAATCAACGCGAGGTAAATGGTGATTTTGTTTATCGTAACTTCTGCGATCAACGGCGATGCTCAACGGTTGTACGAGACACAACAAACGATTGAGAGCATTCACCGAGCGTGTCCGATTGCGTCAATCTGGGTGTTGGAATCCAGTTTCGAGCATCAGAATGTGATATTCCCTCGGGCGACGGTAAAACACTACGGATCGCAGTTCATTCAAAACGTTCGCAAAACAAACCGAGACGTTGCGTATATTAAGAACGCTATCGAGTTGCACACAACGATAAGCATCCTGCACGACATCCCAAACCGATACAGTCACGTTTTCAAGATTTCCGGTCGGTACACGCTAACCGAGCACTTCAACATAGAGGCTCACGTTGCGAACAAAGCGACGTTTGCCCAGGCTAGGCGTACAGGCTACCCATTGGACTACGTTGGGACGGACGGAATGCTGATGACTCGGCTCTACTCGTTCGACTACAACGTAATCCCGCAGATGTTGGAGACGTTGGAGCATATAGAGGCGTTCTTTCACGAGCAGTGGGACGGTGGAAAGGTGTTCGACATGGAGCATGGCTTCTATAAGTTCTTGCCCCGTGACATTCTTAACGAAGTCGGTAAAATAGGTGTTAGGGGCCGGATTGGGCATCTAACTTCTATTGTCGAGGACTGATATGCCGATCACTAGCAAAGCGCAGCAACGTCTGATGTACGCAGCCGCTGGCAGTAAGAAGGTGGCGAAGCAGACTGGCGTTCCGATGTCTGTGGCAAAGGAGATGATTGCCAAGACTCCTAAGAAAGCCTATAAGAAGATGCCAGCCAAGAAATGAAAGCTATCTGGGACAAGCCCCGTCCGAAAAAGCTGGGCAAGCCTGATCCGCTGTCGAAGAAAGAAAAGAAGTCAGCGAAGGCAATGGCGGCTGCTGCTGGCCGACCCTACCCTAATCTCGTGGACAACATGAGAGCAGCGAGGAAGAAATGAAGTGTCCACTCGTTACTAGCGATGCCAAGCTGAACGACGCCAACCGAGAGAAGGCGGTCGATAAGGCTGATTACGGTGAGGCAGAGGAAGGCGCAGAGTACACGTGTGAGAACTGTGCTGCGTTCATCCAGTCAGACGAGATGCAGGGTTGTCTGGAAAACGGCATTGCCAAGGACATGGAAGAAGAAGCAGAGGACATGGGCTACTGTGCCCAGTTGGATTTCGTCTGCTCCGAGGACATGGTTTGCAGCAAATGGCTAGGTGGGCAAGCCAAGCACAAGGGCGGCATTGTCATCAAGATTGCTGGGATGATGGACGATGATTAAGCGTGGCAGCGAATCGTTCTCAGGCTACAACAAGCCCAAGCGAACGCCTGGACACCCTACCAAGTCTCACGCGGTGCTGGCAAAGTCTGGCGATGAGGTAAAGCTGATCCGTTTTGGTCAGCAGGGAGTGTCTGGAAGCCCCAAGCGAGAGGGTGAATCTGCCGCTGACAAAAGGCGCAGAGAGTCATTCAAGGCCCGACACGCTGAGAACATCCAGAAGGGCAAGATGTCAGCCGCTTATTGGGCCAATAAGGTCAAGTGGTGAGGATAACGATAAGCGAAACCCCGTTCTGGCACGCTATCGTCGAGGATTTCTTCGAGGAGGCGGATGAAATAGCGCGAGAGTTCCCGCATCCAGACGATGACTGCTGGTTCCGCTACGATAATCCGCTGGAGATCAAGCAGACCTGCAACAACTGGCAACGGTTCGGCCCAGCTACCTACCGAGCCTTCCAGAGTATGTGTGAGACTGGGTTCACCATGTTTCTCAGCCACAAGGCCGGAGACGTACTCTATCCAGACTACGGGTTACACGGTGGAGGACTGCATCAGCACGGCAGAGGCGGCAAGCTAAACGTCCATCTGGACTACAACCTGCATCCAAAGCTAAATCTTCAGCGCAGGCTCAACATCATCGTTTACATGACTCCCAACTGGGACGAAGGCTGGGGTGGGCATCTAGGGCTGTACGACAAGAACCGGAAGCTAGTAAAGTCAATCGAACCTTACTTTAACCGCGCAGTAATATTCGACACTCGCGGGTCATGGCATGGTCTGCCGGAGCCGATAACCTGCCCAGAAGATGTCACCAGAAACAGTCTGGCAATGTATTACTTATGCGACCCTGGTATTACGGATGGACGGAAACGCGCCTTATTCGCTCCGACAGAGGATCAGGCAGGCGACCCACAGATTGACAGGCTAATATCAGAACGTAGTAAAATGTAAAGCGCATGACCCAATAGGAGTGCGTATGCAAGTAGAACAAATCAGCATTGAGAAGCTGATCCCTTACGTTAACAACGCCAGGACTCATTCTGACGCGCAGGTTGCACAGATTGCAGCGTCGATCAAAGAGTTCGGGTTTAACAATCCTGTTCTGATAGCCGACGACAACAGCATCATTGCTGGCCACGGCAGGGTGATGGCCGCTCGTAAGCTAGGCAAGGATACGGTTCCCGCGGTAAGGTTGTCGCACCTGACGGAGATGCAGCGCAAGGCTTACATCCTGGCAGACAACAAGTTGGCGCTGAACGCTGGTTGGGATGACGAGTTGTTAAGGATAGAAATAAAAGAATTGTTAGACAACCAATTTTCAATGGACTTGCTTGGGTTCGATGTTGAAGAAATAACAAGATTGATGGATGCAGGAATTTCGTTGCATGAACCAGAGGAACAAAAATATTCTGAAGTGTTCAACATAATTGTTGAGTGCAAAAACGAACAAGAACAAGAGCGCGTTTTCAATGAACTAGATGAAAAAGGTTACAAATGCCGAGTGCAAAGTTTGTAATTGAAACGTCTGTTGGAAGTTCGTTCCGCGTTAACAAAATCAAGTCAATGTTTGATGTAGATGTTGACGTTGTAAAAAAAGAATTTGACGTTAATATCCCGATTGAAAATATTGAATGGAATATTGGTTTAATTGTTGGTGCGTCCGGTTCAGGAAAAACAACAATTGCAAAAAAATTGTTTGCTGACTTTGATGTGTTTAATGGGTTTGATTGGCGCAGTTCATCTTTGGTTGATGATTTTTCACAAGAATTTGGCGCAAAAGAAATCACAGAGTCTTTGAGTAGTGTAGGTTTTTCGTCACCTCCTGATTGGTTAAAACCATTTGCGGTGTTGTCGAATGGTCAAAAGATGAGGGCAGAATTGGCGCGGGTTATGTTGGAAGCAAAAAAGCCAATTGTGTATGATGAATTTACTTCTGTTGTTGATAGGCAAGTTGCAAAGATCGGAAGTTCGGCAATTCAAAAATTTATTAGAAAAACCAACAAGCAGTTTATTGCTTTAAGTTGTCATTACGACATAGAAGAATGGTTGCAACCTGACTGGGTGTTCGATGCTAATGAAAATCGATTTTTTCGGAGGTCGCTTCAACGACCAGCGATCAACATTGGAATCAGAAAGGCAACGCAGAATGAATGGAGGTTATTTGAAAACTTTCATTATTTAAGTTCTGAGCACAACAATGCTGCACACAAATACATTGCAGAAATTGACGGAGTTCCAGCCGCTTGGTGCAGTGTGTTGCACTTCCCGCACCCGGTTGTGAAAAATATGAAACGTATTCACAGAATTGTTGTTAGGCCGGATTATCAGGGCATAGGTCTTGGTGTGCGGTTTATGTCAGAAATAGCCGCTTTGTACAATGCTCAAAAACACAGAGTGTCTTTAGTTACGAGCGCCCCTTCGTTTGTTCATGGGTTGCAAAAACGCAAGGATTGGGTGATGACGAGAAAGCCGGGGCGAGTTGGCAAAACATCAGGGGTGTTGGCTGGGTCAACTTCAGATGCTAGGCTTACCGCTACGTTTGAATATGCAAAACTTTCGGACATAAAAAATGCAAGGCAAGCGGCATAAACCGTCAGATGAGGATCGTCGGCTAGTAAAGACGCTATCCGCTGTCGGGGTGCGCTACGTTGACATTGCCGACAAGCTACAGATTGACCATGACACGCTGACAAAGCATTACAAGCAGGAGCTTACTGAAGGCAGGATGGAGGCCAATGCTGCTGTCGCGCAGACGCTTTTCCAACAAGCAAAGGCAGGAAATACCGCTGCAATGATCTTCTGGCTCAAGACTCGAGCAGGGTGGCGCGAGCATAATGTGGTTGAACACGCGAACGCTGAAGGCGAACCGCTTAAAATGGCAGTGACATGGGCGTCAGAGAAATCGTAATCCCTTACGCTCCGCGGGAGCCGCAGATTGAGATACACGACGCTCTCAATACGCATCGCTTTGCGGTTGTTGTGGCTCATCGGCGTCTAGGCAAGACTGTCAGTGCCATCAACCAGCTAATCAAGTCAGCGGTGATGTGCCAGTTAGAACGACCGAGATATGCCTACATTGCCCCAACCTACAGCCAAGCCAAGCGAGTTGCCTGGGATTACCTCACCCACTTTGCTAACCCGCTCGGTGGAACAGCCAACATCTCAGAGTTGCGAGTCGACTTCTGGGACCGTAGGATCGGGCTATACGGATCGGACAACCCAGATTCACTTCGCGGAAGTTACTTCGATGGAGTGGTTCTCGATGAGGTGGGGGATCAAAACCCGAAAATCTGGAACGAAGTAATCCGACCAGCCCTAGCCGACCGGAAAGGCTGGGCACTGTTCATCGGGACCCCAAAGGGCCAGAACCATTTTTTCGACCTACGCAACCGCGCTATCGGTGAGCCTGGGTGGAAACTCCTAGAGTTTAAGGCTAGCCAAACCAAGATCATTGCCCAGGCTGAACTAGACGACGCTTTGCGGGAAATGGGTCAAGACAAGTACGACCAAGAGTTCGAGTGCTCATTTCATGCTGCCATTGAGGGTGCGTACTACGGACACCAACTCAACCAGATGGAAGGGGAGGGGAGATTCTGCGAGATCAAGCGGGACGACCTTTGCAAGACCATCTGTGCGTGGGACTTGGGTATCGGTGACTCTACGTCTATCTGGGTGGCACAGGTTCACGGGCAGGAAGTAAGGCTTCTGGATTACATAGAGAACCACGGTGTTGGTCTGGATTGGTACGTCCGAGAGCTACGAAACCGGGACTGGCACAAGGCTGAGAACATCGTCCCGCATGACGTACAGGTAAGGGAGCTAGGCTCCGGCAAGTCCCGTCTCGAAGTCTTGCAAGCCGCTGGGCTAGAGTGTCGGATTGCTCCGCGCTTGTCTGTCGATGACGGTATCCAGGCTGTCCGTAGGCTACTGCCGCGCTGCTGGTTCAATGTTCCGGCGGTAAGTGAAGGGTTGAACTGTTTGCGGAACTATCGACGGACGTTCGACGAGAAGCAGAAAGTGTTTTACGATAGACCACTACATGATTGGTCTAGTCATGGCTCTGATGCCTTTCGTTATCTTGCGATTGGGCTGAACGAAACGCAGTCCAGTTGGGGCAAGCCGATCAACGTACAAACTCGCTGGATAGTGTGATGGATGAAACCGATCTCCGCAGATTGCTATTGATGATGGCGCAAGAGCGTTTGCCTGTAGATATTTCCGGGCAAAACCTGACGTTTAGGGGTGTCCCGCAAATGCCGGAATCTGCTCCGCAGGAATTACAGAGCATTGCAAGCCAATTCGCCAGACTAGGCGCAAAGCAGGAAACCCCTCTCGGAACGGTTGGTGTCAGTTACGGGAATGAGCCTGGACAAGCGCGGCGTCAATTGACTTACGAAAATCTGCTTGGCGGGTTGCTTGGGGTGAAAGGCGAAGTTGGCGAGAACTACAAGAAAGGTTCTATTGGGTTTTCTCCAACGCCAAACGTAGATGTCTCGGCCACAATGTCGCAAGACCAGTTCGGAAACCTTGTCCGTTCACTTCAAGCACAGTACGTTAAGAAGCTAAACGAGGACTTTTTGTTAGGTTTGATTGGTAAAGCAGGAACGAATCCCTATGTTGGATTGCAAATGCAAGGGCGTTTCTGATGCTGATGCCACAAGGTAATATTGTTACTAAACGCGAATTTGACGCGCTGGCTAAACTCGTTGCCGAGCTACAAAAGCAGGTTGAGGAGTTGAAAGCCAAACCCGAAAAACGCCCGTACACACGGCGAGAGGTTCAAGATGGATATCGGTAGGCTACAAGGCATCCTGCAAGCAGAGATTGACGATGCTATCGGGATGCTCGACTCTGAAACGACAGAGGAACGCGGTCAGTCAATCGACTACTACCTCCGCAAACCTTACGGCAACGAGGTAGAGGGACGCTCTCAGATCGTTACCGGCGAGGTTGCTGAGGTTGTTGATGGTGCGCTGCCGCAACTCATCCGCGTATTTACCGCAAGCGATGACCTAGGCAGGTTTGAGCCTGTAGGCCCAGGCGACGAGGAAGGCGCGAAACAGGCGACCGACTATGCAAACTGGGTGTTCTACAAGGACAACCGGGGTTTTGCGCTGTTGCACGACTGGTTCAAGGACGCTCTGCTGGAGAAAACCGGCACGCTGAAAGCGTACTGGGAGCAGAAGATTGACGTTAACGAGGAGGCATATCGTGGTCTGACTGACAACGAGCTTCTCCTGTTGATGTCAGACGGTACTCGGCAGATCGTTGCACAGGAGACGATTACCGAGGAAGTCGCGTCTCCGATGGGAGCCATGCAGCAGACGACGCACAATGTCGTAGTGCAGAAGCGCATCAACTCTGGCCGGATTCAGATTGACGTAGTGCCTCCCGAGGAACTGATTGTCAGCAAGAAAGCCACTTGCGTAGAGGATGCGCCCTTCATTGCTCACAGGAGGCTCGCCACGCGATCAGAACTGATTGCGATGGGGTTTGACCCTGACCAGATCAACTCGCTGCCAGCGTACAACTCTCTGGACTTTACCGAGGAGCGACTTGCACGATACTCGCCTGGAGAGGAACCGTTCGAGCAGGAGAGTCTTGACGAGACGATGCAACAGGCCGAGGTGTACGAGTGCTACATCTACGTTGACTTCGACGGTGATGGGATTGCTGAACTCCGGCAGATTTACTACTCTGGCCAGCAGATTCTGACCTGGGCAAACGGGACTGAAGCCAACATCAAGACGGATTACATTCCCTTCCATGTAATCTGCCCGATGCCTGTCCCGCACAAGTTTTTTGGTCAGTCGCTTGCTGATCGGGTGATGGACATCCAGCTTATCAAGTCCACGATTACCCGCCAGATTCTCGACAATATCTACCTCATCAACAACGCTCGCAGTGCTGTTGTAGAGGGGCAAGTCAACCTGGACGACTTGTTGAATGTCACTCCGGGTGGAGTTGTGCGGACGAAGGCTCCGGGGATGGTGCAGCCGATTACCGTTCCTGATGTGACTGGTTCTGCATATCCGTTGCTTGGCTACTTTGATAGCATCCAGTCGAAACGGTCTGGTGTGTCTGATGTCCAGCAAGGTCTAGACCCGAACATCCTGCAAAACGTGACCGCTGCGGCTGTTGCTGCTACGACTCAGGCCGCGCAGGGGAAACTGGAGCTAGTCGCACGCATCTTCGCTGAGACGGGCGTTAAGAGCCTGTTTAAGGGCATTCTGCATCTACTCTGCAAGTATCAGGACAAGCCTCGTCTGATTCGGATGCGCGGCAAGTATGTCGAGATGGACCCGCGAGAGTGGTCAAACCAGTATGACGTTTCGATCTCTGTCGGACTCGGGACTGGATCGAAGCAGGAGCAGATGGCGATGCTCCAGATGGTTCTGGCAAAGCAGGAAGCTATTCTGCAAGCCTACGGTCCTGCTAATCCGCTCGTGTCTGTCGGACAGTATCGGGCGACTCTTGGGCGGTTTATCGAGGCGGCAGGGTTTAAAGACTCAGCAGAGTTCTTCAAAGAGATTCCGCCTGAAGTCGATCAAGCCCTATCTAATCCACCTCCGCAGCAGCAGCAGCCGGGGCCGATGGATGCCATGCTTGCCCAGGCTCAAGCCCAGATTGAAATCGACCGGCAGAAGGCTCTGGCAGACATTGAAACAAAGCGCATCAAGGCTCAGGCTGACATTCAACTCGCACGCGAGAAGGCCGCTGCTGAACTTATGCTAAAGCGGGAGGAGTTTCAGGTAGAGGCTCAACTGAAAGCAGCAAAGGTCGGTGCTGGCATTTCCGCTAACGTGGAGATTCCAGGTTGAACCCGGAACGCGCTGCGAATCTAATGCGGGATGAGGAGTTTGTTGCTGAGTTAAACAAACTCCACGATCTGCAAATCCAGACGATTGTGAACTCGCTAGAGCACGATGTTGACGTTAGGGAAAATGCGTATAGAATGATTAAGGCGCTTTCAGTTATTCGTTCACATTTCCAGAGTATCGCTGATACGAAAGAGATCGAACGCAAACGCTGGAAGATTTTGTAACTTGTAACGGGTGAATATGGACACGACTCCTAACGGAAGTGGACCGCTGAGTGTTGACGGTGCAGCCAACGCGATTCTTGGGCTAATGGGACCAGAGGAAGGTGACGAACCGACTCCCGAGGTTTCACAGGAGCAAGAGACGCAGGTTGAGCAGGAGACGCAGGAAGTTGAGGAAACACCGCGCTACCGGGTGAAAGCCGCAGGTGAGGAACGCGAAGTTTCTTTGGACGACTTGATTAAGTCTTACCAGCTTGGCACTGATTACACGCAGAAAACCCAGGCGCTTGCCGAGCAGCGAAAGGCTATCGAGGCCGAAAAGGCTGCGGTAGAGCAAGCAAAGTCCCTCCGCGATCAGTATGCACAACGGTTAGAACTAATTGAAAAGGTTCTATCGGAGCAGAACAAAACGGAGGATATTGAACACCTGAAAGATACTGACCCTATTGGTTATGCCGTAAAGGTTGCCGAACTTTCTCAACGGGAGAAGCAACTAACTGCCGTTCAAGCCGAACGCTCTCGCCTTGCTCAACAGCAACAAGCGGAGCAACAGCAGCGACTGCAAGAGGTGCTGGCTCAAGAAGCTGAGAAGGTTGCCCAGGCAATTCCTGAGTGGAATAGCGAAAAGGGAGAGGATGTCCGTAAAGACATTCGCACTTACGCGAAAGGTCTAGGCTTCTCGGATCAGGAACTTTCACAAGTCTATGACAGCCGAGCAGTGCTAACGCTCTGGAAGGCCGCGCAGTACGACAAGCTGATCTCTAACAAGCCGGAAGTCACTAAAAAGGTGAGCGAGGCTCCGAAGATGATGAAGCCCGGAACTGCGAAGGTATCGAATCCAGAATCGGATGCGCTGAAAGCTGAACGAAACCGCTTGCGTAAATCTGGCAAGGCTAGGGACGCAGCGACCATCTTTGAACGATTCTTGGCATAGGAGCAATCATGCCCACCTTTACCGCACACACGGCCATTGGCCAGCGCGAAGACCTTATCGATGTCATCTACGACATCAGCCCGACCGAAACCCCGATTATGAGCACTCTGGCTCGCACCAAAGCGACCGCAGTGTTTCACGAGTGGCAATCGGATTCCCTGGCCGCTGCAACGTCGGCTAACGCTGCTGTTGAAGGCGCAGACGCTGTGTCGGCAACCATCAGCCCGACCACTCGTCTCGGCAATTACACGCAGATCGTTCAAAAGACGATTCAAGTGTCCGGCACGCTCGAAACGGTCAACAAGGCCGGTCGGCGCTCGGAGAAGGCTTATCAGTTGTCGAAAGCCGCTGCTGAGTTGAAGCGGGACATGGAAACCATCATCACTGCCAACCAAGGGCGTGACGCTGGTTCATCGTCTGCTGCTCGCAAACTCGGCGCGATTCTGTCGTGGATCAAGACCAACACCTCGAAAGGCACGTCTGGCACTGACCCGACGACCATCGGCGTATCGACCCGTTCTGATGGCGCTACTCGGACTTTCACCGAGCAACTTCTGAAAGATGTTATCGCTGACGTTTTCGACAGTGGTGGCAACCCGACGATGCTTACCGTTGGTTCTGGTCTGAAGCAGAAAGCCAGTTCGTTTGCCGGTATCGCTGCCCAGCGGTATATGGCTCCTGGCGACCAGCCGACGACCATCGTGGGGGCCGCGGATGTCTATATGAGCGATTTTGGTTCAATTTCAATCGTTCCGAATAGATTCCAGCGCACCCGTGACGCACTGTTGCTCGACCCTGAGTACGCAGCCCTTGCGTATTTGCGCCCGTTTGCGACGACCGATCTTGCAAAAGTCGGCGACAGCGAGAAAACGCAGCTTCTGTGCGAATTCACGCTGGAGATGCGGAACGAAGCCGCTCATGGCGGGGTGTTCGATCTTGACCCAGCGCTGTAACTCTTAACGGAGTGGACGCCCCTGCTTTCGAGTGGGGGCGTTTTTATATGCCAAGACTATTCTCAGTAAACGATAACTCAATCACCGTGGCTCATGACACGGATGGTGGAGTGATTTTGGAAACCAGACAGGATGTTTCCCAAATCATCGAAGCAAATAAGAAGCAGTACAACGAGACAACTAACAAGTACGACGACGTAATCACACACGTTGCTCGCTTGCCGCTGACTGTTGTTGACGATCTGAACCGCAAGCGGGTGATGCAAGGGTTCAAGGTCATCGATCAGAAGGCGTTCAAAGCCTTCCTGAACCATCCTGACAACCGATTTTTTAGAACTCATCCGGGGCACATTTGAAAGTCGCTATCTGCGTACCGTGTCGAGATGAAGTGATGGCAGGGTTCTGCTTCGACCTTGCAAGGCTGTGTGCATACGAGGCAAAGCGTGGGGTGAACGACATTCAACTCCTGCAAATGCCTGGGACGCTGATCTTTACCCAGCGCGAGAAACTCGCTGCCGAGGCTCTGGAGTGGGGGGCGGACCAACTGTTATGGATTGACTCTGACCAGCGATTCCCTGCCAACACGCTAGAAGTCCTGCAATCACGGCAGGTTACGATGGTTGGGGTGAATGCTACGACCAGACGCGAGCCTATCCTGCCGACTGCGCTGAACCTAAAGATCGAACGCGAGATGTTGCAAGGTAAACCAACGGGTGAGCCTTATCAGGTTTGGCACAAGGTCGAGAGCCGGGGGAAGAAGGGAATTGAGCAGGTGACAGCAGTAGGGTTTGCGTGTACCCTTGTCAACAAAGAAGTTTTCGAGAAGGTTCCGCGCCCGTGGTTTGATGTCATCTGGACAGATCATGGGAACGTCATCGGAGAGGATGTAACATTCTGCGTCCGGTGCATGGAAAACGATATACCTGTCTGGGTGGATCACGAGTTGTCGATGCACATCGGACACATAGGGGTCAAAACCTTCGGCTGGGATGACGTAAAGCATGGCCCTAACGACCTACAGCGATCTGCAAAGCGCAATCGCAAGCTATCTCGCAAGAAGTGATCTGACCAGTCAGATACCGGATTTCATCCGTCTGGCTGAGATTCGCTTGCGCAGAGAGCTACGCATTCGGCAGATGCTGCGTTCTGTCACCACGACCACGACTGGTGGCGATGACACGGTGCAGCTACCGTCCGACTTCCTGCAAATCCGTGATTTGTATACGGATGGTGAGCCGGTCTACCCGTTGAACTACATGACGCCGAGCCTCTTTACTCGCAACTCCCGCAGTTACGAGTCAGGCAGGCCGGTGGACTACACGATCCTAGCGGATGAGTTTAAGTTCGCCCCGACGCCTGATACCGCATACACGTTGGTGATGCTGTATTACTCCGCTCCTGCGTTCCTGTCTGACACGAACACCACGAACGTCTGGACGGTGAATGCAATGGACTGTCTCCTGTACGCAAGCCTGGGAGAAGCCGAGCCGTATCTTATGAACGACGCTCGATTGCAAGTCTGGGGTGCGCTGTACAACCGTGGCATTGCTGCGCTATCGGAGTCGGATGACAAGGCGGAGTTTTCTGCTAGCCCGTTGGTAATGAGAGTGGCGGCACGATAATGGCACTCGTACTGAAAGACCGGGTAAAAGAGACGACCAGCACGCAGGGGACGGGCACTATCACTCTGTTGGGTGCTGTCCAGGGATACCAAGCGTTTTCGTCTATCGGTAACGGCAACACGACCTATTACTGCATCCAAAGCACTACTGAGTGGGAAGTCGGGATCGGTGTTGTTGGGTCTAACACGCTAACTAGGAACAACGTCTTAGCTAGCAGCAACAACAACAACTTTGTGTCGTTTGGGACTGGTGTTAAGGATGTGTTCTGCACCTACCCTGCTACGAAATCTGTAAGTGTTGACAGTTTGCCTGTTGCAACTGCTTTTAACACTACCGCTCCAAACGATACGGTAAACGTTGCAAGCCTGACCTCTGCTGTAGCCACTGCAAATGGCGACATTGCCATTGTTGCGAAAGGTACTGGAGCAATACTTGCCCAGGTTCCAACTGGGACTATTGCTGGTGGCAACAAACGAGGCACAGGTGCGGTAGATCTACAATCAATCAGAGTTGCAGCCGAAGCTGTTGCGTCTGGGGACTACTCAGTAATTTCTGGCGGCGTCAGTAACAGAGCAACAGGTGTTTATTCTGCTTCGCTAAGTGGCTTTATAAATCAAAGTTCTGGTTCAATTAGCGTTGTTTGTGGTGGAGCAGGTAATGAGACTCCCGGGTTTTATGCTGTTGTTGGCGGTGGTGTTGGCAACATAGCGAGTGGAGATGATTCAGGGGTTGTTGCTGGGCGTAATAATCAATCACAAAACACAGGGTCATTTGTCGGTGGTGGAGATGGCAACACTGCCAGTGGTGATTATTCGACGATTAGCGGTGGACGTAACGGAACCACAAGAGGAATTCAAGGTTTCCACGCATTC